TACAGGTACGTAGAACCATCGTCAGTTTGTCTTATAGGCGTAACATCATACTTGTAGTACAGAGACTGAAGCATAGGGTCACGCTTGTACGCTTCAATCAAAGCATCTTGATAGTTCAGTCCTTCAGTCGCCTGTAAGAAAGGCACTTGTTCTTGAAGGATAGGCTCAACAAGAGAATGAAACTCTTGTAGTTGTTCTTTAGAGCTACTAGTGTGAGTTTGTAGATTACCACCGAACCTATTAAAGGATTGTTCAGCAGGGGTTATGTCGTAACCGTAGTACTCACTTAATGTAGACGCAATGTCTTGAGTGTCTGTTAAGTTAACTATGCGCCCAAAAGCATCGCTTACTGTACTAGAAGTAGCTGGAGTATTAAAGTTTCTTAGGTACTCAGGTGTACCGGATACAGCGTTAAAATAAGTTTCTGGAGTTGCTGTTAGACCTCTAAGAGCACTGTTAAACTGGTTATCGTACCAGTCATCTACTTCATCAACATCATCAATATCGAAGTAGTTTGCACCACCCGTTAATGAGTTTTTGTAGTTTTCTATACCGCCGGATAAAGTAACAGCAGAGCTTGAGCCTCCAGATGGGCCACCGGGGCTAATACTAACGTAATCTCTAAAATCTATAGGCTCTAAGCCAGTTAGATCTATACCAAAATCTATATCAAAGATACTAAAATCTGAAGGTAAAGTAAAATCTGGTGGCATTTACTTCTTGCCCCAAGCAGATACGCTCTTGATGCCAAAGCTAGCAGCAATAGCAGCCGCTAAGAAACCTTTGTAGTAATCAGGCATAGAACTAAGAACAATAAAACCTTCTTGTACATAGGGCACCATACTAGGGATAAAAGCACCTATTAGAGGCAGGCTAAGGATAATAGCGAACCACTCGTCCTTCCAAGAGGACTGTGAAGCAGCAGCTTGTTGAGTCTCCCAGTTTGCATCCGCTTCAATACGGCGCATCTTGGACTCATGTACTGCTTGTTTTTCAGCAGCTTTATTTTTAAGGAACGTACCGACTAAGTTAGAAACAGGCCCAATTAACGCTTGCCACATGATACTCTCCTTATAAATAAAACTAGGGGCCACCGAAGCAGCCCCCAGCTAAACAGTTGTTACTTAGGAACAACCAAGGTCACACCTGACTCAGGACGTAGTACAGCAACGCCATACAGAGTGTCTGAAGTAAACAGGTTAGCAAGAAACTCTTGCTTGTACTGAGTCTGAGAGCGTACACCCAGTTGCTCAGCCATGACAATTGCATCCTTCTGGAACAACAGCGCACCCAGAGAGTCTACAGCAGAAGCAGAGTTATCGCCAGCAGCTTCAACAACAGGGCAGTTGGTGCTAACAAATACGTCAATGCCGTACAGTTGACCAATCTGACCATTAGTGACTTGACCGTTGTTTACGAAGTCAGAGCTTACGTAACGATCAATACCCATGATGGTGTTGCGTACTGAAGGAGGAATGACGAAGCAACGGTTTTCCATTGGTACGTCTTGATCGTCCAGCTTCTGAATGATGCCACGGAAACCAGCGTCGGTGAATACGTCAGCAGGAACAACCGTGTCAGCAGTGTAGGTAGACAGGCCATTAGAGGCATCTACGAAGAACGTACCAGCATTGTTTAGGTAAGTTGTAGAAGACGTACCTGAAGTACCAAGGCCAGTAGCCAAAGAGTGCAGGTCAGTGTCAACTTGCTTAGCCAAAGCGTAGCCAGCATCTTCCGTGTAGAATTGACGTAGTGAAGCCAGAGCTTGTACATCGGTGATGTCTTCGATCAAGCGAGAGTATTCAAAGTGCTTGTTGATTGAGATTTGAACTTCGCTTTCCGTAGCGTTCTGTACCGTTACAGCAGTGTTCTCTGCTTTAGCGTGTGCATCACCACGGACAGGCTTAGGCACATGGATCGTATCGCCCTTCTTGCCAGCCATAGACATCTTCTTGACAAGGTTTGCCAAGACAAGGTTCTTCTGATATGCAGCAATAATCTCGTCACTCCAAATTTCTGGAATGAAAGTAGCTGCGCTAGTGTTGTCAACGAACCCGCCAGTTGCGGGATATGTGGAATCAGTCATAATAAATATCTCCTAAGATATACTATCTGACCCGTTTCTCCGCATACGCCTTCATAATTTCAGGTTGTAAGGCAGCGTAGCGGTCAGGGTCTGTTTTCATAAGGTTAATAATGTCTGCGCGTCGGTAGATCTTCTTAGGGGCTGACTCAGTGCTACCACTGGCATTACCAGTAGATGCTGTCTTAACTGATTGCTTACGAGCTTGTTGCTCTACAGCGGCAGTCTGTTGTACGATGTTTTGTCGCTCTTTCCACAAGTTAAATAACTCATCGGCGGATTCGTGATCGTACTGTTGGTCTGCTGCTACAAACAGTCTAGTCCTGACCTTAGAGGCTTTGATCCATTCAGCAAAGTTAGCATCTTGTAGTATCTGCTGCATGTCAGGGTGCTTACGTTGTAGCTCCGACATAGCAGTACTATGCTTGTATTGCTGAGTGAGTGCTTCAGCTTCCTTAATCTTAGGGTGGTTTTGAATCGCCCTATCTACAGCCTTATCAGGGTCTGTAAACCAATCTACTTCTTCGTCTTGTTGGGGTGCTTCTTGTTGATCTTGAGTGAGTTGAGTCTGGATATACGTATCAACAACCTTACGTAACTCACCTACTTCAGAACTTTGTCGGCCCAATAGCTTTTCAGCTTCTTGGTGCATCTGTACAAGTTCTTCAGCAGACTTGCCTTTGTACTTGTCGGGAATCTCAGGTTCCTGTGGTTCAGGAGTTTCCTGTTGCTCCTCAGTAAACATTTCTAGTTGTTGTTCGTCTTGGTTATCCTGTTGACGCTCAGGTTCAATAATCTTAGCCATTATTAACTCCGTACCTTAGTATTGTGGAGAACTTTATTATGAAGGTTCTCTAGGAGGATTGCCTTCTTTCGTATGCCATGTGCGATTCTCTCTTTCTAGCCCACTTAGCATGTGCATCAGGGAAGTCACCACTGATACCTTCTAAATTAGAGCGTACTGGAGAAATTACACGCTTTGCGTCTAAGCCACAACCGCACCTAGAAGTTGTGACATCAGACTTTACTAAATCTTCAAACAGTTGTCCGCAAGGACATCTAAAGTCAAACAGCCTCATCTAGAGCTTCCTCAGTGTCTTCACCTGATTCTGCCTCTGCATGAGCGTTGTCAATCTGTGTTTCAAGATTAAAGATTGTTGCTAGGATAGCTAACTGACCTTTGCGAAAGTTCAAGTTATCATTATCCGTAGTCAATTCTACTGAGTTGATCTGTGCAACATTACCTTGTAAATCAGAGATTAGCTGTTTCCAGCCTTCTGAACGAAACATCGCAAAGTAATTGTTGAAGTAAGTTTCTAACTCTTGAGTCATTGTATTTTACCTTTGTTAAAGAATACTTTGTACGTAAAGTACATATACATTATATCATACTTTTTTGTATTTGTCAAGCGTTTTTTTAACTAAATGTTTTTATTACTACAGCCACAATCAACACAGAAATTATAGCCCCAATAAAGAGAGTAACACCTCCTACTAATACTTGGTGCATTAGTTTTTCTCTTTCTTTCTTTCTACGAGCTAACATAGCAAGATGCTGTTTTCTACGATTCTCTTGATCTGCTTTAGCAGACTTAAAATCATCAAGTAGCTTTGGGTCTGCTACAAGTAGTAAATCATTTACACTTTGCCAGTGTCGCTCGTACTGTCTTCTTAGCTGTACAATTCGTAACAAATCGTTCTGTGACAGCGGCTTGAAGGTTGAGTTTTTACGCTCTACTTCAAAAGTATCTAAGGCTTCACCAAAGTCTGAGACCATTCCCATAACTTGATGTATGCCTTGCCCTGTTTCATTAACCTTTTGTATTAAAGTGTTAATAGTCGTCAGGGCTGCACTTGCCGCTGCTACAGATTCAATTATCATTATCGGCCTCTACGAGTACCTGTGCGTTTCTGTTGAGTCATCGGCTTCTTTTTCTTTTTGCCGCTCATTGCTTTTTTACCGTATCCCATACCGTATCCGGGCATAATAATCTCTCCTGTAGACAATTAACATTTCCACCTGCGTCTAGCTTGTCTAATTCTAGAGTTAGGATCGTTCCTAGTTTTAGCGGAACTTCTTTTTAGCTGCCCTAGTGACCTAGCACAGTAAGATTTACGTCGCTTAGCAGCTTTACTGCCTGCTTTAACTTTACCTGTAACAGCAGTCTTTAGCTTACTGCCGGGGTTAGCGGCTCTGTAAGCCTTAACGCCTTTCTCAGTCATGCCTGCGCCAGACTTAGTAGAACGATAGTTACCGCCTTTGCCTGTAGTCTTGCGTATAGGTTTATCTCGTCGTGTTGCCATAATTATGCCGCCTTTGGTGCTGGCTTTTTAACCGGCTGCTTCTTGGCTTCAAGCTCTTTGATTTTAGACTCTAGTTCTTCAAACTTCTTGTTAACTTGATCTACAATCTGCATTAGCTCTGTGCGTGTAACTACCATCAATTTATCCTTGTCTCAGTTGAAGGGGTTGCTGGGGTTGCATGGGTTGCTGTTGAGGTTGATTCTTTATGTCAATCTCTTTCTCTTTCAAGAATGTCTGAGCAATCTTCATGCGTCGCTCAAACTCCTTGTCCTCTTGGTCTCCTGCCTTCAGGTTAGCTGTGACTGCCTTAATCTGGTCAATCTGTAGCTCCTGTGGTGCAAGCTGTGTCTCTACAGCAATCTTCTGCGCTCTAGCCTGAGACTCCTGTGCCTGACCATTGAGTGCTGCTGTCTGGGACTGCTGGAAGGCCATCTGTGCCTGTGCAGCCGCTTGTTGCATCTGCTGTTGCTCAGGTGTAGGCTGTGATGCTTGCTCTGCCTGCTGTAGCTTAGCCATTAGTTCTTCACGGTTAGACAGGTTCATGTTGTCAATGATTGACTGAATTAACGTGTTGTACAATGGAGACTCTGCTGGCATGGTTTGCAACAGTTGCACAAGCTGTGTTACTTCGTACTCACGAGCAATGATGCCCAAGGTAGACGTAGTGTTAAACTTGTAGTCCTTGACAGGATAGTTCTCAGGATCAAACTGCATGTAACGACAAGCAGCCATTTTAACAAATGGAATCAGGAAAGACTGTTGAAAGTTAATCAAGGTGCGCTTGTGACGCTTGATGATTGCACCAAGGGACATACTGATACCAGCAGCCGTAGCGTCACCGTTAATACTGCCGGGAATACCAGCGGAGTCAATAGCGCCTGTAGACATCTGAACCATCTTCTGTAGTTCTGCTGCCTGTGCAAAAGTAATCTGACTGACTTGACCAAAGTTGAATGGATTAAGTACAGTCTTAGGGTCGCCATTGGTTAAGATGATCTTACCGGGGCGTACCTCTGGCCTAGAGCCTCTAGGAAGCCGTGTAGCGTCCATAGCCATCATTGGATGCACGGTTAGGGCTAGGGCATCAATACGTGCCCGTAGCTCAGTATCAAGCGCCTTCTGGCTGTTGTAGCCTTTTTCACACACACCACGGCCCCAGAACCTACCGGGAACTACATCCCAAGGAAAGGCCACTACAGGACGATCCTGCATCATGTACGGATTAGCTTCTGCTTTTAGCAGGATGCCTCCATTAGCCACAACCACAATAGCTTCGACGTAATAGCTTGCATCTTCGTCTTTCTCTGGTTCCTCTACTTCAATATCTGCAATGTCTTCATCATCGTCAAGCATTGCTTCCTTTTCGCCAATCTCCAAGAGGTAGCGAGGTACAAGACCGTAGTACTTAGTTAGACGTACCTTGTCTTCGTCGTAACTTGTAAGGTCTTGATCTGGCTCTAAGTCGTAGTCACTAGCCGCCTGACCTACGTACACGTCTCTGTAGACACCTTCTTCCTGTAGCTGTTGCACCTTGTGTCGTGGCACAAACTCGTCTACAGCGACTCCTACAGCGTCCTGTATGGTGGTTGCTACAGGATCAATCAAGAAGTTCTGTGGCATTACAGGGCGCAGCTTGACTACTGTGCGGTCTGTGACGTTTACACCTACTGCTTGTAGCTGTCCGTCCATGATAGGTTGTGTAGCAGGAGCCATTTCTTTGACTTCCTCTAGCACTACTTCAGCTACACCAGTGCCAAATACTGCACTGTTAATCAAACATTCGCCTACTTGCTTGCGAATCTGTGTTTTTTCAAAGTCTTCATGCAGTTTTTGCCGTAAATACACGACATCTTGCGACTCAGCATCGCCAAGTTCGTCCGTAATATCAAAGTATTTGCCTCTACCAAAGGTGGCCTCCTCAATCTCAGCTACACTAGACTCTACAGCCTGCTGTAATGCAGGGGAAATGATACGTGAACGCTCACTTTTGCGCTCCATGTCCTCTGCTGCCCAGATTCCCCGCCACAAACGGTAAAATTCTTCAAATCTTTCCGCATAATTAGACTCATAGTGGTCTCTCCACGAGTCACACTTAGCCATTACCCAGTTTTCTAGGTGTTCATCGCTAGATAGAACATCGTTGTCGCCATAATCCATACTGTTTACCCTTAACGTGAGCGTTTAGTCTTAGAAGCAATGCGTTTAGGCTGCTTACTGTGCTGTTTACCGGCTTTTGTGTCTTTTCTTTTCTTTCTGGTGGTAGCTGCGTACTCTT